ATGTACCAGTACTAGCTGTAGTATGTGCAACAAGCACTTCCCAGATAGTATCTGTATCAGTGTCTATATACCTACTTTCAACTGTAACTGCTAAAGCATTTTCCCAAGCACCTTTAACACTTCCAATTGCAATATATCTAGCTAATAAAGCATCAATAATATGCCAATTATTATGTTCATCCTCATGCCAAGGGATCTGATCGAAGTCGATCAGTTTAAAATTATAGTTCGTAGTTGTAGCCATCAAGCCACTCCTTAAACGTCTACTTCAACTCCTACCACTTGAAAGTGGATCTCTTGCATAGCATCAGTACCAATTGTGTATTGGACTGTATCACCAGCAGCAAGCCAGAATATTTGTGGTGCTGGAGCGCAAGTTAGAGTTGGAGTTGATCCATCTGGTTCTGCACTAGCAGAAGGATCGTGGATTAGTGTAATGTTATTAGAATAGAAATACTCAGTAGCTGGCATGTTGAGGCGATTAGCAACAACAATCCCATTAACAAGAATTTCAAAGTCACCGCTTGAGTTACTAGCATGAGCTAGTCCCTTCCACATAATCTGGGCTTTTGCCCCTTTACCTGATGGGACCGTATAAGCGGTAGTAGTGGCGGCTGTAGCTGTCGTAGCTTCACCAAGAACACCAATTTTGTCTGCCATAGTCTTCTCCTTAATCGTTTGAAGTCATTGAGACACGCCCAAACGCAATGTCTCTTATTACATCCCCTTGTGAATCATTAAACGAGTTTACAATTTGTCGTACTTCTGCTTCATCAACAAACCCGTAAAATGATTGTGCGCCAGCAACACTAGTACGTTGTTGTAGGGCTGTAATTTCGTTTTTGATAATTAACATTTGCGCTCTAAATGTAGCTTTAGAAACTTTTGTATTATCGGCGGGAAATGTGGAGTCTACTGCACTTGCCATTTCTATCTCCTTGGTGATCCTGTTAAGTATGCCATAGTAATAGAAATAAACTTTAACGCCTTCGTTGCTTCTCCTGACATACGCAGCTTTTGTATTTTATACTTACTAGGCCAAGCATACAACTGTTCTAATCTTGTAGGACGCCCTCCACCAAAGTCTTCTCCAAATTCATCGGCTCCAAATCCCGGACTATCTCCACCTTCAAAAGATAGAGTTAATGCTGGATCTAAAACGTCAACATCAAAGCCTAAACTATCATCGAACTTTAATTCGTCTTCTTCCCAATCTTCTCCAAAGTCATTTTTCTTTTTATATATGTTATCTATAAACATTTCTACAGTGAATTTATTGTCGCCCTCAGTGTCAAAGTTTATGTATCTACTGTTCTTCGTTAAAAATCTTTCATTATTATCCGACCAAGGAAGTTCCCAAGTAAATTTAATAGGAATACCACTATCATCAGTTGAAGCTACAGGAGTAAATCCAGTGTAATCTTCAAAAGGAAGATCATCATCAAACATTTCCTGATCTCCAACGTAATCAAGATATACTGCCTGATCTATATTATTAATGTCTCCAAGTCTAAATAATAATGTTCCATCAGAAAGGAATATATCTTTCAAAGCTGATCGACAACCTGACCGAAACTTCCAGTTTCTCCAATCATGCCAAGCTTCTATTTTAAGACCTTCATTTCTTTTATAAACAAAACACCTGTATTCCGTTGTCTCTGTATCTCCAGCAGCATTAGGAATAAACAACATGTAATTACTATTAGCACTATCCCAAATACTCCATATCTTATCTTCTAATGCTATAGTAGAATTTATATCATTAATTGCTTTGATATAAACAGGATCAACTAATTCGGAAACTCTGTCGGCAGTTACACTTCCCGTAAATAATGCCCGTTTAATAGTAGAAATTCCATTAACATCACCAAATACCATATCATCACTTATTGTATGAATGATTCTGTGAGATATTGATCCAACATTTTCTATTGCATCACTAAATTTAGGAGTATGATTATTATCTGAATCATATAATCCTAATTCCCCCGGAAGTGTTGCATCTTCAAACATCACCATTAATTGATCACGAAATCTTCCTAATCCTTTAATAGCTTGTGAGCCAGATGGAACTCTAGATCCAAGATCAATATTAACTGCATCATTAGGTGCGGAATCATTTACCCATGTTCCACCAACATCAGTAGCGGAAATAAATAATCTATCTTCTTCTCCAGCCGTTAGTGATCCAGCCATTACTAAGAAACGACCATGAGCAACAACAAATCGTGCTATTGGAGTATTAGTATTAGAACCTGTAGCTAGATCAACTAAGTATGACGCATTCATACTAGAGTCTATTTTTAAAGGTTTATTAACCCCATTACAAACAACCAACTCACCATTAAATACAGCAAATGTCGCAAACGAGGTCGCATCCCAACCAGATGGATTACCGGGTAAATTGTTAGCCCAATCATCAGACCAAATTTCATAAACATTACCTGAAGAGTCTACTCTAACTAACTTACCATTTTTACCTACACATATAATAGCACCATTAAAATATTCACAGTTTATAATTTCATCTAAGTAATCGGAAGTATCAGCAAATAATTTAGTTCCCGGCCTAACAGATTGTGCGCCATCTACACCTCGTTGCATGTTTTCTAGTATCTTAGAGAATTTAGTATCAAGGTTTAGATCGTTATCGACAACATTCCACCCACCACTAAAGTCACGAATAGTGGCATCAAGAAGTCTATTACTTCTTTGTACTCTAGCATTTTGTGGGAATAGGAATGTATCAGCCATTAGAATGGAATATCATCTTCACCAAGGCTATGACGATTAAGTTCGTCCCAAATGTCATTGTTTGTAGCAGTTTCAGGCCTATTCTGTCTTGCTGTAAGTCGTACATGTTCTGCTAATTCTGGATCAAGATATTTTAACCTTTGAAAGTGAGGAGGACTTACTGCTCCAACACTTCCTGCGTCATCCATTAACTGTTCAAACAGTGTTATAGTCTCATTAGATCCGGGAACTTCGGGAGCGTCTAATTCTTTATAAGCATCTATTTCTGCTTGTCTTATTCCAGCTTCTTCAGGAAGGTCGTTAGTAATCCCAAGGCTATTATCAGGAAGTCTGGAAGGATCTTTTGCTAATGAAGAAGTCCTATTCCCAATTTGAGATGCATCCGTCAATCCCAATTCATCAATTGAAACATTACTAGGAACTGTATTAGCTAAAGGATCTTCACCTTGTACTCGTTGTGCTTGTTGTCTTGCATCTCTCAGTTGAGTTGCCATTTGGGGAGCAGCAGGAATTTCGTCTACTTGTTTCCCGGCATCATCTACGATGGCAGTTGGTCTACCTCCTGCACTTCTAGCGATAACATTACTGCCTTTAGCATTAAGAAGGGCGACTAAGGCTTGACGGATCATTTCAGGATTCATTACGGTAACTCCACGAAACTAAAGGTTTGAGGTAATGCCGTAACAGGATCAAGACTTATTGGAGCAGAATTAAAAGTATTCTTTAATTGTTTAACTCTAGCTTCAAATAGTAATTGAAACTTCTGTGTGGCGTTAGGATTAGTACCGTCATCTTCTAAGTAATCAAACACAGAACCAAGAATTAAGGACTGATCATCAAAGTCTATCTCATCAGTACTTACAAATGTGTCTGGTTTGGTTCTATATTGTAGTATTACTTTATTAGTAGCTGTCTTAGGCCAAATCTGAAATACTCTGCTAGTCTTATTAGCATCAGTTGGTCCTAGTGCTTCATAGTGAATTGGTTGTGTACCACTTAATTCATATGGATTAGTGGATAATGCAGACATTTTAGTTAAAGGAGTCGTAGAATTTTCGGGAAACATTACCCGAATATCTTCAAATCTTTTAATCTTGTTCGTTAGGTCTGTAGTTACAATTCCTAACGTGCCGTCTAAAGTCATTTGCTCCCATGTAAGAAATTGAGGCCAAAAGACCTCATCAAATAACACATCAAATTTGTGTTGGATCATTTCAGCTATACGATCTTCTGCGTATATCTGAATGCCAGAACCACTGACCATAGAAAGACGGTCAGCAGTTCTAGAAACTAATTGGGCTAATGTTGCCATAATAGGGATGGGTGGGAATGAAAGGGGAGGCTAAACATTCCCACCCTGCCTAATTAGCCGTTATACTGCTCAACACCGTGAAGATCAGCGGTGTCTACGTTGTAACGAACCTCATAGGCAT